TATTATTAAAAAAGCAAGTCTAGGAGCCGTGGGAAGTACAAATCCCGTGGCTTTTTCTTATGGAACGGTAACGGAGGCAGCTCCTTTGCAGATCCAGGTGGATCAGCGGTTTATTTTATCGGGGAATGCGTTAGTGCTGCCTGAATCGGTAATGGAAAGCAAGATCGACATCGAGGGCAAAGAAGTAATACTTCGGCGAGGACTAGCGAGTGGGGACCGCGTATTAATGGTTCGAATGCAGGGCGGACAAAGCTACATTGTTCTGGATCGGCTGGTGAGCCCGATATGATCCCTGCGATTGGAAAAGCTGGACCGATAACGGCCCTGCTTGAGGGGGAGGTCAACCTTGAGCGTGGGGAAAGTCCTAGTCTTACGTACCGGATGGATTGGGAGAGAAAAAGGATTACAGGCCAAACGGATGGACTAGAAGCTGTTCAACAGGCGGCGGCTAAAATATTGCGAACCGATCGGTTTGAACATCTGATTTACAGTTCTGATTACGGAACAGAGTGGCGGTTGGTGCTTGGTAGGGACCGGCTGCTGGTTAGAGCTGAAATCAGACGTATCGTTAGTGAGGCACTACTTCAGGATGAACGAATCCTTAGTTTAGAGAATATTGTTGTTTCGTTTACCGGAGATAATCTAACTTTTGACTGTAAGGTCGTCACACGTTACGGAAATTTTCAGCTGAGAAAGGAGTGGAATGAGGATGTATGAGGATCAGACGTATGAGGCTCTTTTGGAGCGGATGTTGGACCGGATTCCATCAGGATTGGATAAACGCGAGGGCAGCATCATTTATGACGCGTTGGCTCCAGCAGCTGCTGAGTTGGCACAGATGTATATTGAGCTGGATGTGAATAATAATCTGTATTTTGCAGATACGGCTACCGGAGAGTACTTAGAGCGAAGTATCTCCTGGTCAGGCATTGTAAGGCGTGAAGCTAGCAAGGCGCAGCTGAAAGGGATTTTTTATAAGGCGGATGGAGGATTGTTAGATGTTCCACTCGGCAGCCGCTTCTCACTCGAAATGCTGAATTATACGGCTGTGGAGAAGTTATCTCCTGGAGTGTATCGCTTGGAAAGTGAAACCGCTGGAGAAGAAGGAAATCGATATTTTGGCTCTTTACTGCCAGTGGATTATATTTCAGACCTAGCGCGCGGAGAAATAGCTTCTCTTCTGATCCCTGGGGAGGACATTGAAACGGATGATGCACTACGCCAGCGTTATTTGGATTCAGCCAGACGCCCAGCTACTAGCGGAAATAAATATCACTATATGGAGTGGGCACTGCAAGTTCCGGGTGTGGGAGGCGCACGTGTTTTTCCATTATGGAAAGGTCCTAAAACTGTGAAGGTGATTATTGTGGACGCCGAAAAAAAACCAGCATCCGAGCTGTTGGCGGCTCAGGTGCAGCAATACATTGATCCGGTCTCAGGAGAGGGTGAGGGACAAGCACCGGTAGGGGCTGTTGTGACCGTGGCGCCGGCTGCGGGCAAAAACATCAGTATAAGCGCCAAGGTAACCCTTGCTTCTGGCTATGCTCTGCAAGCTGTAAACCAAGGCTTTCAGGTGATGCTTGAGAAATATCGCAAGGAGAAGGCTTTTTCAGCAACCTATATCAGTCAGTCTGTCATCGGGGCATTATTGCTTGCTACTGAAGGAGTTGCGGATTACACAGAGCTGAAGTTGAACAGAGGAGCGGGCAATGTGATGTTGAACGAAGAAGAAGTACCGTTGTTCGGCAACGTTCTACTGGAGGTGTAGCATGAGTTATCCAGAGCAAATTGATATTTTTCAAGAAAAACTTAATAAAAAAGCAAACGGTAGCAGTTATGTTATCGAAGAGAGATTACCGCTTGTAAATGGTGTTTATAGTGGTCTTCTAGCGCATGACAATATTAATAATCAGACCATTGCGGTGTACACAGGGTCACAGTATTCCGGGATCGAGCTACGCAATTTCACTGTGTCTTTTCCGGATGAGGTGCCCTGGCGGCGGTTGATTAAGATTTTTGCCGATGTGCCTGAGGTATATGTGACTTACGAAACTCCCGGCGATACGGTTGAAGCAGAGGATATTAACGGTTTGCAGGTGAGTCTTACTGCTGTCCAGACTGAAATAGAGCGTTATAAGAACAAGGGCCAGATTGACGGAGGATCATTTAGAAGAGAGGTGTAAAATGGCACAGACCATACAAATAAAGCGGGGTACAAAGGCTGAGCTAACGAGTTATGGCGTGTTGAAGGCAGGCGAGCTTGGTTTTTGCAGTGATACTAAGGAAGTTTATATTGGTGACGGCACGTCCAATTCCATGGTCGGCAGGGCGCTGTCAGGGCCAGAAGCTTCGCGTCCGGTTGCAGGATCCGTTGGTCGTTTGTATTACGTGACTACGGGTTCGAATAGCGGATATTTATATTTTGATGATGGGGCAGCTTGGCGGCGGGTGAATGCGCAGAAGCTTACCGATCTGACAGGTACAATTGATGATATCGCTGATGGAGCAACCTATGCGAAGGTGCTTAAAGCGGATATTAGTGCGGGACATATCAATAAAGTATCGGATGGCACAAGCGTAAAGACTGCCGCTGAGATCAAGACTCACATTGATGATGTGGCCAAGCACCGGACAATCAATGATACAGGGACTACGATTACAGACTTGTGGTCTGCACAAAAGATTAAAAATGAAATTGAGCTGGCTAAGCATAACATCGAACCGCAAGCGTCGGTAAAAGACCAGAACCTGCTGGCTCCACCTGCCAGTCCGGTTGAGGGGGATCGATATATTATTCCAGCAGGGGCAACCGGGGCATGGGCGGGCAAAACGAATCAAATTGTTGAATACCAATCTGCCGCTTGGGTATTTTATGTTCCTGCCGTCGGTTGGACCGCTTACGTCGATGATGAGCAGAAGATTTATAGCTGGAACGGCAGCGCATGGGTACGTACCGGTGGTGCACTACAGACCATTACAGCCGGGAGCGGGCTGATTGGTGGTGGTCAAGCCGATGCTGTGACGCTGAACATTGGTGCGGGTATTGGTATCACGGTCACTACAGACGCGATTGCGGTTACCGCTGGAAAAGGAATCACCGTAGATGCAGCCGGTGTAGCTGTAAGTGTGGATGGAAGCAGTATCGTTTATGATGCTGCGAATGGCAATAGACTTACCGTAGCCAGTATTGATGGCGGAACATTCTAGGGGGCGGGACAATGGCTCTAAAAACATTGATTCAAATACGCCGCGGCTTGGAAAGCGCCATTGGAACGCTGGCTATTGGTGAGCTTGGGTATTGTACAGACAGTGGCAAGCTGTACATTGGTTCTGCCGCTGGTAATGTCTTGCTGGTAGCCGCGCAGAGTACCGGGGATATGCTGAAAAGCATTTACGATACGAATAACAATGGCAAGGTGGATTTTGCGCAACAAGCGGATAGTGTAGCTTGGGCGGGGGTAGCAGGTAAACCAGTGGTATTTCCTCCGGCGGCGCATACACATGATTATTTGCCCAAAGGCCCCCTAACCTGGAATCAACTGAAGGGGGTGTAGAGGATGAGTTACGGCAGCTCTTTATACAGCGAATTGCAATATTCCGCAGATAAAGATTCGAGCCATCCGGGTGAAGTCGAGGCGCCTGATCTAATGCAGTATTTGCCGGACTATTATAAGGATGTCCGCGAAATGGAGAAGCTTCAGGAGACCATCGGGCTAGAAATTGGTGGACTGAAGCTGGGCACTATAGACGTACTGGATCAGGCTTTTGTTGAAACGGCAACGGTGAGCCTTGAACGATGGGAAGCTGAGCTTGGACTAAATATCGATTCATCTAAGTCATATGCCACACGCCGAGAGATGATTAAGGCAAAGCTGCGTGGAAATGGGACGACCACACCTGAGATGATTCAGCGGACGGCGTCAGCTTTTTCAGGTGGAGTGGTTGAAGTAAAGGAAGTGCCTGAGGAGTACCGTTTTGAGATTCATTTTGTGAGTACACTGGGGATTCCTCCAAATATGGCAGGGTTGATTCAAATCATCGAAGAGATTAAACCTGCGCATTTAGCTTATGAATTTGTGTTCAGCTATACCTGGTGGGACTCTGTTAAGGCTTTGACTTGGGAGAGTGCTCACAGTAAAACATGGAACGAATTAAGAACTTATAGATAGGAGAGTGACATATGCAAACCACAGGAAATTTGGGCTTAAAGAAGCCAGAGGGAACAGATATCGTTGATATTGCCGATCTGAACGGGAATATGGACATTTTGGACAATGCCGTTAATGGCAAGGTCGATAAAGTAACAGGCAAACAGCTATCTACGAACGACTACACCGCAGCTGAGAAAACGAAGCTGGCGGGGATTGCGACGGGAGCGAATAATTATGTGCATCCTAATCACACGGGGGATGTTATAAGTACTGGTGACGGGGGGACCGCAATTGCGGCTGGGGTGATTGTAAACGCCGATGTTAATGCTTCAGCCGGAATTGAGGCTTCGAAGATTGGAACGGGAGTGGTCTCTAATGCAGAGTTTGGGTACTTGGATGGGGTGACTAGTGGGATTCAGGGGCAGCTGAATGGTAAGGCGCCGTTGGTTACTACGCCTCAGCAGACGACAGCGGATATTACGTACTACGTACGGACGGACGGGAATGATAATAATACGGGATTGGTGAATACGGCGGGTGGGGCATTTAGGACTATACAAAAGGCGATTAACAGTATTTCTAAACATGTTCTTCATAGTGTCACTATCAATGTCGCTGCCGGTACGTACGCCGAAGATATCTCTTTTGCAGATATGAGTGGTGGCACCGAAGTATGGCTTAACGGCGGAACAAGCTACGAGACGGCCGCAAACTTCAAGGTTAAGAGTATGACCTTTTATGGTGTTAGTAATCAAGTAGTTGTAACTGGATTCATTGCAACTTCTACAACGAGAGTCGGATTTCTTATTAATAACTCGATATTTATTCAGATGCTATATTGCCGTATATCAGCAGATGGCAAGACAAACTCCGTTGGAGGATTCGAGGCCAGTAACCATTCTGGTTTGCGACTTTACGGCTGTGAAGCTTCTAATCGTACTGCAGGCATCGTCAGTAACCAAGGATCAACGGTAATATCCAGAAATAGTTTTGGGACCTCAAATAATATTGGACTTTCAGCATACGACGGTGGCACAATAACAAAAAAAGACGGTCAGCCCGCAGGCACAACAAATGAACAGATTGACGCAGGTATCATAACTTGGGGTGTACTTAACCCGTGGGGAGATAACACGATTGATACACGCCCCTTTGCAGCAATGTATATGGATGCCGGTGGCGATGTACCTTTAACTGCCGGTGTAGATAAAAAACTTATTTTTAACGGTGTGCACATGAGTCAGAAGGGAGTAGCTGAACCTTCACAAGGCGGTTTCTATGCGCCCGAGAGAGGGATTTATGAATTATCTGTTCGGGTTGGATTTGGGATTACGACGAGTGTTACAAGCGGTGTTGCAACTAAGATCTATATAAACGGAGTTCTAAACTGTACATTGAGCGAGGGGGCTATCACAACTGCACTTATGGGCTGTACCCTTAATGGTAATACTACCTTGGTTTTAAATCCAGGAGACCGTGTTCATATCTATGCCGTTGCTCTTCACAATTCAAATGTTTCATGGGCTTCTCAGTACACATATGCCACTCTTGCGAGAGTTGCATAACTAATGGAGGTGACTAAAATATGGATTTAATGAAGAACTTGCTATTTCTATTTCCGGATAGTCAGTTGGGAGTCGATTTCACTTTGAGAGACGACGGCCCAATAGTAAATTATCTTAAAGAACCTTTGCTTACGAAGCATATACAGACGCCTGGTGAGACTACGGAAGAGGCAGATTGGATAGAAGGCGTACATTATATACTTCGTCCAGCACACCTCGCAGAGTTAGAAGAGGGCGTAGATTATGAAATAGAGGAACGTGGCCCATACATCGCAGCTTGGAACCTAGATGTCCCACAACCAACGGAAGAAGAACTCGAAGCCGCGTGGGAAGCATATCTAGAAGCAGAAGCTAACAAACCACCAGAATTAAGCGAATTCGAGCAACTCCGTGCTGAAAATACTACTTTGCAAGACAGGCTTCAAGATGTCGAAGTCATTATGGCTGAATTACTCAGCATATAAACCCAAAAGGAGGTGAGTTGTAATCATGACAATGGATTCATTGACAGCCGCCAAACTCCGCTTGATGGCCAATGCCTGCATCACTCGTTTTGATCGTGAGGAGGGTCCGATAGAGAATATCATTTCTTCCTATAACATGCAGCCGGATAATGAGATTTTGGTTAAGGATCAGATTATCGAGAAACGATCAGATATTCATTTTGCTGAAAACGATTCGACTGAGCAAGCTTCATCAGCCAAATAATTAGCACGCATCCACACAGGAGCGTGTTTTTTTGTGCCCTCGGTGGTGCCGGGGGCTATTACGCATCAACATCATTACAGAAAGGAGCAGACGAATGGGCGAAGGGGATATTGCGCAATTGGAGAAGCTGCTGCCGCTGGCAGATAAGTATGGGCTGGCTTATATTGTTGCTTTCATTTTGATGATCGTACTGATGGTGTTATTGCGTGCGATTGTCAAAGGGAACCTTGTACCGCGAGAAATGCTGGACCGGGCAGAGGAGGATCGGGATCGTCTGCAAGCGATTTTGGATAAGGAGCGCTCGGAGTTTATGCAGCCCACACTGGACGTCTTAAAGAAACTGAAGATTGACCATACGGAAGACAGGGGGAGTTAGGAATGCTGTCACAATGGATTCGGCGGCTGCTTCTCCCCCGGCATGTCGATAAAGAGATGGAGCTCCGCAGAGCCTCTACCAGCGTTACACTGACCATAAGTCATTATAAAAATGTCTCGCAGGAAATTCAGGAGGAGATTGATCGTAACCGGTTCGCCAAATATTTAGTTTATGATCGAGGGGATCATGATGCACATGATTGAATTTTTATTATTGGTGCTATATGGCACTACTACGGCCTGCGGAATATACATTATTCATCGCCACAGGCAATATTTTTACGAAAGATTCCAAAAAGGTGTGGTCAGCGTTTTTATGCTGGCTATGCTTTTTTTCTTATTGGCTTATACATTCAATATGCTTATCGTTCTACTATTCCGTTTGGCAGAATTACTAGGAGTGGACATGGCAACATGGCTGACTTGGCTTCATTATAGCTGGGCTATTGCCCAATTCGGTACAACTGGTGGAATTATCATATTAGCGATACTGACACGTTCCGGGAAATACGACCAATTTATTTATCTGAAAAAGATAGACAGAAAAGAGGAACATCATGCTGACATTAACTCAGGTGAAAAATAAATCAGCCCAACGCCTAACAGGCCTACATCCCGTAGTTCGTTCCGCTGCTACTGCGCTTATCGAGCGGTGTTACAAACTCAATATCTCCATTCTCATTACGCAGGGACTGCGCACGATAGCTGAACAGGATGCTTTATATGCACAAGGCCGCACCAAGCCCGGAGCAATTGTTACCAATGCACGTGGCGGATATAGCTATCACAATTTTGGATTGGCTGTAGATTTTGCTCTTTTGCTGCCGAATGGATCTAGTGTGTCTTGGGATATGTGCCGGGATGGTAATAACAACCAAATCGCAGATTGGCAGGAGGTTGTGAAGGAGGCAAAAGGGCTGGGCTTCGAGTGGGGAGGCGACTGGACAAGCTTCAAGGATTACCCCCATTTTCAAATGGCGTTTGGGTTAACACTCACACAGTTACGAGCAGGGACAAAGCCCTCAACATCTGCGGTGGAGTCAGCGTATAAGGTCATCAATCGGAAGGAGGAGGAAGAATTGAAGAGTGATGTTATTGCTGTCGTAAAGGTTAACGGGGTTAAGGTTGCAGATGGAGTGCTTGAAAAAGGCATCACCTACGTCCCTGTACGTGTTATTGCAGAAGCGCTGGGTGCTCAGGTAGGTTATGATTCTGCGACTCGAACGGTTGAGATTATAAGTACCCGCTAAGGAGGGAAAAGGATGGAAACTGGAACAATTTTAGATAATGTTGTGGCATTCGCCTCTATATTAGCAGTATTCGTACTGGCACTGGTTCAGTTGGTCAAAAATAGTATCAACATCCCGCGTAATGCAGTCCCGATTATCGGACTATTGATAGGATTGTTCATCGGCGTAGTAGCGTATCCTTTTACCGAACTAGATTTAGTGCTTCGCCTTTGGGCTGGGGGCCTTGCAGGTTTATCTGCGACGGGGTTGTTTGAGCTAGCTTTTAAGGATCGCCCGGGCACGACGAAAGGGTAAGTGGATAATAGGTACGAATTATAAAAAGGGCTGTTCCAAAAAGTCTGAAAAAGACCTAAGGAAGAGCCCCATTGTTTTTCTCATGATATTACATAAATAAGTTTCAGAATGAAAGCGTGCTGCCGGGTTGTAAAGAATATAGTCCTGTGAAACCTTCTCCTTTTAATATAGAAGCTACTTGGTCGATATGTGGTTTGGGAGCATGGACGAGCACTGTCCGGTGGCTGGGAATCGTTTGGAGCATTTTGCGAATGTCCGGCAAGCCTTGATGGACTTTATAGCGGATAAGTGAGACTGTACAGCGTACGCTGCTAGATTCTCCGATCATAGCTTGCTTAACAAGACGATGTCCAAAGCTTCCCGCCGCTAAATGTCCCGTAAAAATCACATGGTTGTCAGGAGAAACAGAGAGCTGGTGAAAGTATTCTTGCGCTTTTGCCGACTGCATCATCCCGTCATTGGTGAATACGATAGCTCCCTTAAGATTCAACATTGCCTTCGCGCGTTCGTCCGAATTAGATACAACACACAAGTTTTTTCTGTTAAAAAGCGCATTTACGCGCTGAATAGCGTCCTCTTTCAGCCATTCCACCTTGTCGCTTAATGCTCGTAAAGGAGCGACGAGTGCTTCTTCAACGATCAATTGATGATCTGGAAAACATTCATTTGCCCATACGATCAATTCCTGGCTTCTGCCATGGATAGGCACGGGAAGGAGAACAGAACCCCCTTTTTGCAAGGTGTTGTGGATGGCTATCTCTAATTGCTGTAATTTTACAAGCTGCTCATCAGGATCTGCCCCATAAGCGGCATCGATAATGGACAGATCAGCCACATTTTTAGCTTCGGCTTCCATAATTGCTGGTGTGTCTGCCGTGAGCAGCTGCGATTCCTCCGAATAATCCCCCGAGAAAAATACAGTCTTGCCCTCCCATTCTAGGGCCAACCAAACCGAACCTGCTAAATGCCCGCTACGTCCCCATTGAACTCGAAGGTTAGGCGCAAGCGTCAGCCAAGTGTGAGGGGAGACATACTCCTCTAAATACATGAATTGAATAGCTTTTTTATCCGTTTCCTCATAGGGGAGCGGGGCGGATTGAGCCGCCACATATTTATCCCAGGCCTCGAAATAATCAGGAAGCTGTAATGAGGTAGATCTAGTAGTCCATACCTTACCTCTGTATCCGTGTTTATAAAGTAAGGGCAGCGCTATGGAATG